CAGCTTCTTTGTTGCCACTAGATGATTATACATGATTGCTGCCCGCACTGCAATAGGTGTTCCCTTTTTATACAGATCGACCGATGATGGTGTGCAGATATACTTAGATATGCTAGAGACACCACGAGGAAACGCAATCTCTTCTGGCGGTAAAGAAAAGAATTCTTCACGACACACATTGATGTAATCACGAAACGCAACGATATCATCTGATAGAATGAGGCGAATTGATTTCTCAAGCATCGGCTTCACCACATCAGGCGTAGACGATCTTTTGATTTCCAGCCCCATAATTTTTTCTTTTGCTGCCGGATATATTTTATCGACATCTGCAACTACGTTAAGAACATATCTCTTCTTTCCTGTCCACAATGCTTTGTCTGAAATTGCTTCACACTCCATCGTGAATGCAGGGGAATGATTGTTAACAATTTCGCCGAGAGATATAAATTCGCGATCAATAATTTTTTGAATCGTGTTTCCCATGTCCTGTAAGAACTTGATCTTTTCTGTATCGGTTCCTTCTGGTTGATACTTTTGTACAAAATCGTTTAGGTTGAGATGGACACTATCTGTGTCTATATAGACAACGAAATCAATGCCCTCTGTCTCAAGCACTTTGTTCAATCTTCGATTCAGCCTATCTGCAATAAACCTAATCGATAGCTGCCCCATCGTCGTAATTGATGTTGCCAGTCTAAGATCATAGTATCGCGAATACCTGTTACCGAGTGAACCATAGCATGAGTTGAGAGCGATTTTCTTCGCCATCTGATTAAGGTTCATTTGCTTTTGTTTAAGACGATACGATTCATATTTTGCTAGAAGCGTTTCGTCTGACATTTTAGTGTAGTCTGGTTTGCTCAAAATGTTATCTCGTCCTGTGTCAAATTGTGGTCTTCCCATTCGGCGATTTCTAATTCAGAAAATCCTTTACCTCTTAGTTTATCAGAATACGTGGCTTTATTAAATACCCGCGTGTCGCGTGATGTAATAATTTTGTTGTCGCCTGTGACACACTTCGCATACTCGCCAGTACACAACGTTTGCATTTTGTCAACATTTACTGGTAGCTTGATGGCAATTCCATCGTGTGCTAGGGGAACTTCCTGTAAATACTCTGTGATTTCCGGTGTACAAAATATATCAAGCACAAACTGTGATCTGAATGTTTTGTGGTAAACGATCACACACACAACAGCACGATTTTTACAAGGACCGGATGACAGACCATAGCTGCAACAATATGCCGTGTCTATGCTCTCAATACCAAATGCTTTCCTGTCCGTCATATATTCACCAATTTCCTCATAACCGCTACGGAACATCGAATTCGCAGGATCGTCGTGTACATGTACATCATAATCATTGTATGACATTGTAGATGTGAAATTTTTGATCGATGATTTATACAAACAGTGTGCAAATGATCCAACCAGCCACGATTTGGCGTCGCAGATATAATTGATGCATTCAAGCACAATACGCGGATCGGTTTTTCTAAGACCACCAGTTTTAATCCTGTCTAACAGTAGACTCATGTCAGATTTAGTAAGTTCAGACATCATTATACCAACCCTCGTTTCTTCATTTCTACATGGATAGCGTCTGCTTCTGCGCCCGCTATATCAGACAATGCTTTCATCTTTTTACGAACATCAAACATGCAACGCATCATTTCTGGTAAGAATCCCGTCGCGGTTTTGTCAAACATATCGCCAGTCGGAGACACACACACATTTGCAAGCTCTGCATTTTTACGAATGTTTTCGCCAATGTCAGCATCATCAATCATCACATTGATGTTTTCTTCTGGAGACTGCTCACACAAATATCGAAGTGCTGGGCAAACCTCTTCCTTATCGTCAACTACTGTTTCTGGTGAAATATTGAGATACCTAATCGCGTTCGGATACATAGATGCAACGTCGAACGTAACAATCCAATCATAGATTCCCGGCACTGGTTCTTTGACATACGCACCCGCATATTGTTCACCCGTAGAATCTGGCACATCAACACGCGACACTGGTTGTGCATCTTCTACATATTTTAAGTGCTGGTAGATCAACAAATCCCAAATACGAACTTGTGAAAATACATCATGCGGATTTGCATTTGCATCATATGCAGCTTGAAGTGCGAGTGTAATAAACTGCAAACTTTCTTCCAAGTCAAATACAATATCAACGTCTTTGATGTTATAGTCTACGAACTTAGCCCAATCCTTTTTATAGAATGAGTGAATCGTATCGTGTTCGGCGTATGATAGTTTCTTCTGCCCCAACTCAACAAACGCGACATAATCTAGCTTGTATGACGATAGCTGAACATATGTAAATTTGCGGTACAGATCGTAGTAGTCAAGAATAGACAATCCGTAAAAGATATAAGATGTTTGTTGCCTACCATTGATCATCACCTGTCGTGGTGTGACGATTCCCCACGGCGACATTTTGTTTGCAACTTTTGTACCTTGTCTTGCTTTGATTCTGTTGTATAGATATGGAAGGTCGAACAGATTCACGTTCCACCCCGTAATAATATCAGGATCGAGTGATTTCCATTCTTCTAGAAATGCAGTGATCAATTCGTCTTCGCCATCACAATTGATAATTTTGTGGTTTGGATCATCACGCTCTGCCATTGTTCCGTGTTTGGTTGTACCGATGGTGACTTTGTTATCGCCAACACGAATCGTGATCAGATTGATTTCTTCGTTTGCTGTGTCGATGTTTGGAAATCCATCTTCACATTCGGTTTCGATATCGATGAATCCAATACTATGCTCACCACTTTGACCCGGCGATTTTTTAGAAGTCCATTGATACTCAAATCGATCCATTCCGAAAACATCGCCCGGTAAATTGCCTTGAATGAATTCTTTGGCTCGCTTCATGTCCATGCCTGTTATGGCAACCAATGGTTCTTTATTCAGTGTTTTGTATGGCGTTGATGTAAATGGTGTAGTTGATTCTGACGGGTCCGCTTTAATATACACGGTAGGCGAGAATTCAACCTTTTCATGTATACGGTTTCCATCTGCATCATATCCTCTAACGAGTAGATTCTTACCCCACCGCATACAGTTTGTATAGATGTTTAGGTTTTTAATGCTCATAATAAATTGTCCTATAAAAATAGAAGCACCGGAAGTTGGTGCTTCTATTGTATCAAAATTGTGTTGTCAGATCAAGAGTCTGTGTTGTCTAGATCGTTACTTAATGGTGTATCATCGTCAGGGTTATACATGTTGATGATGTCGGACATGATTTTTCCAACCACATCACCAGCGTCATTCCCGGCGATACTAGTCCGCAGAGATTCGCGAATAAGTTCTTTAGACTTGACTTCACCGCCTGCCAGATCAATCAGTGTTGTTAGATAGCACGACTGATTCTTAAGCTCATCGATGTAGAGTCTGTGATATGTTTGTTTGCCCTTTTCGGTGAACACAATGTCTGGTTGTTCGTTAGAGTCTGTGGAAAACAACATGTCAACAATACCGGATTTATACAACGATTCTACATATACGGCTTCGGCTTGTGTTTTGAGATAATTTCCAAAGTCTTCGTCTACAATGATTCGCTTACCATTATCAACCGCATCATGCACAAGCCCCTTTGTCAAAATAATGACCGCGTTTGTGTATGCTGTTGCCGAATCCTCTACCACTGTACGTGATCCTTGTTGTGCAACATATGATGCCGCTACTTCAACTTCTTTAATCGAAGGTTGTTGGACATAAGATGTTACGTTTGGTGGAATTTTGGCTGTAATGCCGCGAAGAACATTTTCCATGAACGTGTTGATCTTCTGTGCTTCTTCATGTCGGTGGTCTGGTTCGTCGCCATAACCATCATCGAACGGGTTTGTGTTGTAGCCATCCATATTATTTCGATCCTTGCTGTTTCATATATTTAGATACTTGCTGCCAATATTTAGTCGTGTCATGCCACGCTTTCTTCCCGCGCTTTTTGTAGATGTTGCAACCACCATTGTGCAACCGTGCTTTGGATTCCCATGATGGAGTCACGCCGGTCCAACTTTTACGATCCCATCGTGACATATACGCCTTGATCACACGCTCGGCATAATCTTTATCACGACACGATTGATAGGTTTCTCCGTTTGCAGTCAGTGATTTATCGTGGTCTTTCGCATCAATCCAATACACTTCCCAAATTTGATATGGACCGATCGCCTTGCCACCGTCACCATCAGGTGGATTCAGTCGTTGTGACGATTCCTTTTGCCACAAAGCATCTAGAAATACATTCCAGTCTTTGTCTGTGTTGTTGCCTGCAAACGCAGAAACAGAAGTAAACAAAAGTAGAAGAGCAATAAGTTTGCTGATCATCCCAAATCCTCAATGATTTTCAGTGCTTGTGTTTTCATGTCGCTACGGCGTGATGCCGATGCATGAGCATATGTGATAAAGACCGATCCCACTTCTGGAATCGATGTAGTGTTCTGCACAAAACTAATAGCCTCATCAAAATTCTTGCCCGATGCAAGAAACGATTCGACCAGATTGATAGCCGCAAGATTTACACGAGCATCGTACAGCTTATATTGTGTGTACTGATTTTCTAGAATGAAAATCTCTGTTTCGCGTTCCTCGGCTTCGGACAGTTGGCGGTCGTTTGACCCATATTTCGACATGTTGCGTTTCCTTTTTGGGGGTGATGTCATAGATACATTATAAAGCACGGCAAGGGTTTTGTCAACCCCCGCCGCAAATTATGCCTTTTTATAAGTTCTTTGTTATCAACAACTTACATATAGCTCTAAATTTTATTTTGTTCCGGTCGATCCGAATCCGCCATCCCGATCAGATTTTCGCTCTGGTGGCTCGGACAGTTCGGTGTATTCTACTGGTTCTATTTTGCATAGCTCGATTTGTGCAAGTCGATCGCCATGTTGAATAATTTGTATTTTGTCTGATAAATTGATGATAGGAATATATGATTCATTCACATAATCCGAATCGATCACGCCTACCGAGTTTACAAGAGTGACACCACGCTTAGCAGACAATCCAGATCGAGGATACATCTTAACACAATACCCCTGCGGAATATCGAAAATCAATCCAGTCGGGATCAGTGCGCGGTCATTCGGTCGAAGTACAATCTCACCCGCGACAGGCACAAACTTGATTTTTTGAGCAGTACGATATGACATCGCTTCGATATCGTTTCGGATGGTGTAGATTAACACACCGGCTTGCGCCGTACTGCCTTGTAAATCAGAATAGATGTCAGAACAAGCAGCATGAGCAGTTCCTTGTGTGGGTGTTGTTGCGGTTGGAGAGTTCTTAAAAATACCGACTGTGGTTGTCATAATTATTTATTTCCAATGGTGTACTTCGATTCCAATGTCCATTCGCTTTTTTCAGAGCTTCTAAGAATTTTTATCTGTGCAATATCTGCTATAGGATCGTCGTATCTGTCTGGAAATACCAGTTCACACAATCCCCATTCCTCAAGCAATGTTGCAATTCTGTTTCGCCGGGCGATATCGTTTGTGTCTATCGTAGAAGTTTTACCATCAAGTGAAAAGAGTTCTTTGAAATGTAAAATTGCATACTTACCACGCTTGTGTAGAATATGGCAAGATGCAATTAGTGTTTTTTCGCCTCGTTTTGATACGCCGATTCGTGTCAGCGTTTCTTTGATTTTCAGAAAATCGTCTCGTTCTTTTAGTTCAATCGGAACGCCGTGTCCCGAAAACAAATCAATGTATTCATCATATGTATCATTCATTTCCATCATCCTTTATTCGTATAGAAAGTAATCATTTCTATTTATGAATATTGGATTGTCAAGAAATCAATTTTTTGGCGGGCGAGTCTTGCCGCCCTTGTACAATTCTTTCTTCATGTCTGTAAGGTCTTCTTCTGTTAAGATAGCTAAGATTTCACGACATTTTGGGCGAGAGACATCATAGTATTCTTCAACCAGTTTCAGATTGGCTAGCCGTTCCTTTTCTTCTTTCGCAAACTTAGAGAATCGCTTACGCTTGCTTGTGGAAAGTCGAAGATAATCGAACTGCATCTTGTTCGGCAGTTCCGTATATGTATTCATATGAGCAACGGGAATGATCGTGTCGATATGATACGACATCAGCCTACGAACAATGTATGCAGGATATCCAGATTCATTTTCAGCATCATCGTCCATGATAGGCTTTTTACTATAGTTGATTGCCGACAGATAATCGCCCAAGTTATTTTTTTCCATGCTTTTCTCTCTCATGTTCTAACATCAATTCGTATGCTGCTATTCTACCAGATTCAGTAAGCATATAAACATTGAACTCACCCCTTCGCGTATCTGCCGGATGATAGGTGTGTTCTATGTAGCGTCTATTGTATCTTAAAGATGAAATAGTCATTTGAGAAACAACGCCCTCAAGCGGTCGAGTGGTAGCAGCAGTGAACGCAACGCCGCCGCCTGCATGATGAAAAAACAGAAGAGCTTTCTTTTGGTGTTTTGATAGTGGTGGATATGGTTTCATTTATTTACTGTCTCCATTTTCGTTGCCCATATTTGATCGTTTGTTAAGCCCATTCTATCTCCATCATCATTTCAGTAAAGGAAGCAACCAATTGAATTTCTGAATCGGTCACACTTGCTAGCCGGTATTGACATTCGGCGAGAATTAGAATTGCTCGCGGAATAGAATCTTTCTTTGCAAACGTATAAATCCCGTCATACAAATCACGAATCAGAATTGCCGGGTCGGTGTCAACAGCATGGATACCTACCCATCGCCGCATTTCTGTAAACTCCTGTTTCTTAAGATGTGATACCAATGCCTTAACATCGGCTTCGCCTACAACTCGTGTTAAAATGCCAGTATCGATTCTAT